CATTTGTTTTCCTGGTTAATTGTTCAACCTTTTGTCTCTGCTTTTCTGCCGCCTCGGTTGCAGCCCCTTCATTTGTTACTAAATTAGAATAGGATGAAACTGCTTCCTGAAGTTTTGTTGCATTTGATTTCAATGCCGAATCAACAGCCTTGAGCTGCTGTTCATATTGTTGCAAAGGGGTCAGCCCTGCATTAACTATATTATTAGCCGCCTCATATGCTGACACGGCTTCGTTCTGTACCGTCTGTGCGAGGTTTCTTTGTTCCTCGGTTCCACGTCTTGCTGCCTCAGCTGCGGCTTCCTGTGCTTGCGCTGCGGCTTGTGCAGCTTGTTGCTCTGCAATCAGTGCGTCGGCTGTTTTATATCCTAAATCCACAAGTTCTTGTGTTGAATACATTGCCTCCATTGCCGCTTTATCATATGTGCCAACTTTTTCTGTCCAATACCCCATTGAATCAGCTGTGGCTCTATATGACTCAGTTA